GTTTTTGTATTCACTTAATAACCCTCAATAACGCGGCGAATTTCGATTGTGGTGGTATACCCAGCGGCGACCGTGTGCGTGGATTGCTGCACAATATATTTCCCATCAAATCCACCACTTCCCGCATAGATAAACGTCACCCCGGCGACCATGTCCGTATTGCCAGGCATCGTCAGTGAACCGGTGTATTGATAACGATTCTTCATGCGCAGCATCGCCCTGGCCTTCCGCTTGGCTTCATCCCCATTGGCGACCAGCTTCCGAATTTTCAAATTGCTGCCATCTTCAATGTCCGGGTCGGTGTAGGTGTACGCGATGGTTTTTTTCTTTTTGGGGATCCGGTATTTACATGTGCAGCTTTTATATAAATCGTGGGATTGAGTACTGAATCCCCACCCCGTCAATGGGGGCTGTTTGTGATAAAACGTCGTTATGGGGTCTTTGCTTTCAAACATGGCTTGATCGAATATCACCAGTTGAGAATCAGTGACCTTCAGAGAAAAACCTTCGTCCTGCGCCAGACGGTGCAAGAAGGCAAGATCGCTTTGTTCGGTTTGGTCTTGCCGACCGTAGTAAGGGTCTTCGTCTACCAGATAAAGAAATTCCAGCTTACTGGCGGTGGCCATCTCAGTGGCGATCGTTTTCAGAGTGGTTTTTTCCCATGCCTTGGTTTTGAGTAAACGGCGAATGCCTGATTTCGTCGGCACTGAAACGGCTTTTATCTCAATTACTGACGGCGGGCCGCTGGCGCTAATTTCGTCAACTTCAAATTTCCCGCAATTGAGCGCAATGGCATTAAACGGCTTGATAACTACGGACAATAGATCGCCCTTTTTGGGCATCCACGGCCCGATCCATTTGCTGTTCTCATCCTTGAGAGTAATGGTGACATCATCGACTTTCCCGTCTTCATTATCGACGTAGGTTATTGATAAGACGTCATCACTAATGTCATTCGTGATGTCCGTCCCTTCATAGACAACGGTGAATAATGTTTTTTTCATGAGGGTTTGCGCCACGGAGGGAGGTTGTCAGCCGGGGCAACGGTTGTGTCAATATCGGGTACAGTCAACACAACGCCGCCTGGAAATAGCGATACATGCCGATAAGCGGTATTAGCGCCCATCAACACATCTGAGTGATACTCATCGCCGTATACTTTTTTGCTGATCAAGTCCCACGCGTCGCCCTGTTGAGTGCGATACGATTTAGGCATAGTTCAACCTTTGTTGCTGCGTCATCAATGACTTGAGGCGGCGCTCAAAATCATCAGCACCCGCTTTTAAGCCTGCATCCACAGCGGCGCGGGTTTCCGCGCCACTGCCTGCAGCAAGATGAATAATTGGGGAGTACGAGATTTGGCCCATTGCGCCGGAGCTAATGGGAGACTGGCGTGAGAATGATTTTCCTGCTGAAGCAATGCCACCGGTAGCCAGCGGCACTTGGCTAAATTGCCCCGCTACTGCCCCGGGTAAGCTGTTGTTACTCTTCACACCCGCGGCCAATGTGCCAATGATGGCACTACCTGATTTTGTGAGGTCAGAGAACGGCCCAACTTTCGCGTCAGAAAACGGCAGGTATTCACGTACCGTATCAAATACCCCCTTCACTTCATCAATGAGCGCTGATGCTTTCGCTTTTACCCCATCGATAAGAGTCTGAATGATCGCACGGCCGGAGGCAGACCAATCGATGTTCGTCAGAATATCCTTACCGGCTTGAAATGCCTTAATCAGCCACCCAACAGGCGTAAAGTTCATGAACACGTCTTTCAAGAAATTTAACGCGCTTACGCCGTACTCCTTAATTTTTGGCCAGGCTTCTTTCGCGTAGGCTTTAATTGAATCCCAATTTTCATAGAGAGCTACCCCAGCAGTAACCGCCCCCATAATCGCCAACTGGATCCAACCGAATGGCGTCATTTTCGTTGCCACACCTAACGCTAACATCGCCACCCGGCACGCAAGGATCGCGGTTCTAAAACTCAATACCGCGCCAACCGTTAACGTAATTTGTGACACCAACGCCGGGTTATTAGCGACCCATTCACTCATTTTGGTGATCAGCGGGACAATGATCGCCAGCGTTTTATTTAGCGCCGGTTGCAGTGCCTGGCCGAAACTGTTCGCGGCGTTATCGGTGCTGATTTTCAAGTTTTTCAGACCTTGCGCGTTTTCCTTCATCATGATTTCGAAGTCTTTATCGACCACACCAGACGCGGCCAACGCCTTTTTCTTGATGGCTTTGTACTCTTCGAAGTTTTGAATCATCGGACGCACAAAGTTTTGTACCTGCATATCACCAAACAACTCGCCCAGCAGCTTCTGATCGCCGCCTTTGGTCATTTTCATGACTTCCTGCATAGCGGCTTCAAACGGGTTTTTACCGCCTTTCTGCGCCTTCTGAATGATTGAATACAAATCTACATTGAAGTTTTTGCTAGCCTTCTTCAGCGTTTCCGGTGAAAGGATTTTTGCCATGAAGTTATTCATGTTGTTCGCGGCTTCATCCGACGTTGCCGCCCCTTTGCGAGCAATTTGTAATGCTGCGCCCATAGTTGCAGCGGCTTCCGTCCCGCCCATCTTCAGCGCTTGAAACTGGGCACCAAGTACCGGGAGCGTTTTCGCCATATCATTAAATTCAAAGTTGCCCTCTTTACCCGATTGCACAAGGATATCCAGCGCGGTTTGCATCTGGGATGGGTTGATTTTCAGCGCATCTTCCAGGGTAAACGTGGCCTTGGCCACATCGAGGATTTCAGACCCGGTACCGGTCGCCGTTTTACCGATCGTAAAGAGATTGGCCTGCGCTGTTTTATAGTTCTGGCCAGCGGCAACCAAGTATCCCTGTGCCGCCTGAATATCGCCTGCAAACTGGCCAGTCTGATTGGCGGTCTTCAGCATCGCTTGCCCCATAGCTACGACCTCTTTCTTGGTCATATCTGCGGTATTGCCGATCAGCTGGTTTTCCCGGTTAAAATCTGCCGCTTTCTTTGCTGCCATGAAAACACCGGCACCGCCTGCCGCTGTTTGCACCGCCGATGAGGTGAGCTTTCCCTTGGCTTCTGAATACTTCTCACGCTGTAACGCGTTGCGCTGCGCTAGTGACTTGTTATATTCATCTTGTGACCGCTTTGCGTCTTTCACATTGCGAGACGACTCAGACAAAGCAGTTTTGTATCGCTGCACTTGCTCAATGGCCTTAATTTGAGCGGCACGATTGCGATCGGCTGAGGCGGCTAGCTCTTTATTCCGGGTGGCCAACGCTCGCGCTGACGTATCAGCCCCATCATAACTGCGCTTCAACTTGGCCAGTTCATCACGTTGTTTTCGTAATGTATCGCGCAGGTTTGATGATTGTGTTTTGGCGCGTTCAAATTCACGCGTCATTTTCTTCGTAGGGGCTTCTGTTGCGCTTAACTCTTTCTGGAGTTCTTTTACCCGTTCTGCCGCTTTATGGTATTCAAGGGCGGTTTGCCCCACTTTCTGCTTCATCCCCTCCAATTTTTGTACGGCAGCGCGTTGCTCTTTAACTGTGTTGAGTTGTTCATTTAAAGATAATATTGCGCGGGACGCTTCGTTAAAACTTTTGGGGAGTGAAGCTGATACCTTTCCGCCAATTTGGAATGCTAACTGATAGTTTTTACCCGCCATATTGCCCCCGCGAAATTACAAATCTAATTCGCTAATATCATTCAGCCATCCATTTAGCTCAATGAGCGGCATGTTTAACCAATATCCCACTGGTGTGTAGGTTTTGATAGATAACAATAACGCTGCCGTTCTCAATTGTTTGGCAGCGTCACCATTAAAATCAAAACCTACGAGAGTAAAAAATTCTGCACCCGCTGGCATATGTGCATAAATTCCGGGGCTGGTAATGCCATAATTAACTCAACGGGTTGCTTTGCCGCCCGTGCGGCCAAATGAGCCTGAAAGGTGACATCCAGCGGCGCAGAAGCACTTATGTGCCCAGTATTGGAAAGGATATTAAGTTCATCCGTAATATCCTTACCGGTCATTGCATCTAAATCAATGTCAAGTTTATTATATTCATTCCCTTCAAACTTAAATGGTTTCTTAAATACGATTTCCATTATCACACCTCAATTAAAACCCAATATCAGCCCGGACGCTGGCAAGGAAGTCCTCACCGTCAATTTTACAGATGAAGTTGTATTTATCTATTTCCAACAACTCTGTCCCATCCACATATATTTTGATGTAGCTTATTTCGAACTCATTTTCACTGTCTGTCGGTTTGCCAACTTGAAAACTGCCTAGCCCTGTTTTTTTCGGCGTTCCCTTAATGGATACCCTGACAGGAACCGTCTTATATTCCCCCGCGCCAGCATCATAGATTTGTTGTGAGCCACGAAAATCTAATTGATGCGATTTTTGACGCGTCAATTTAATTAAAGACTTACCGACAGTTCGCCATTTAATGGTCGCGGACATAGATTGAAAGTGTCCAAGGACGGGGGAATCAACCTCTCCCGCGATCCCGGCACCTGATACCGTGTCAGACATAGCCTCAAGGTCAGGTAATGTCACATCTGCGATACCTTGCAAAACATTACCTTCATCATAAACACGGTAGTTTATAAGTTTCTCTGGAATTTGATTAGCCATTAACTACCCCTTAATTCCCGTCTGTGCTAAACAGTGAATTTAAATAATCAGGACGATATTCCATGATGAAATCAATCTCACGGGCCGGAGAATATGGCGTGAGATAAACATGAAAGCGCAAAATGCCATCCATTAAATCCGTGGTAGGGTTTTCAGACTGCAAAAACTCCACGGATCCACCGGCAATATTTTGACTTGCCGTTAATCCGTTAAACCACAGGTTTGCACTCGTTACCACGGTATCAATCAAACGACGGTTTGCGGGGTCGTCAATTTTTGCCCAATACGTTTTAATCAGCGTATTGCTTACCCAATTGAACATGCGGCGGCACACGCGAAATGACTCTTTCGGGTCAGTCGTTTGCGGGTAGGCTGCAGTACGGTTGCCCCACGTTTTCCAGGACTCAAAATTCAATGTAGTGACAATCCCTTCCCCGTTGAGATAGTTTGCCGAACCATTGATTAACCAGATTTCTGTCCCATCAGCGAGAACAGCCGACTCCATTTGAAGCGGTTTGTTCGACGGGGAACTGGAGGGAATATCTGCTATTGTCGAGTCCAACAAACATGTCGCGGCGGCTAAATGCGTTGAATGGTGATAGATGCTATCCCCGAGCTTCACCATTGGCCAACACACCGTTTGATTACTGGCCGTCCAGTTATGCAGATTTTTCCACTCAGGGACGTCGCCATAAGTTTTGACCTGCAACGTCGGAATGTCTGTTAATGCCTCCGCCTTGAATAAATCACTCACCAACAGCGCTTTAGCGGCCATCAGCTGGCCCACTTCAGCATTGGTGCAAAACTTTGGTGCGATAACTTGCCCAGGGATCAGCTTGGTTCGTGGGTAGACTTCATTAAGCACTTCCAGCCCGGACAACGCGCCAGTATTCACATCGACGCCACCGATAATGTCCTCTGTGGTCACTTTCTCCGGGTCTAAGTAGTCATAGCTTGCCGTTATTTCTGAGTTTTTTTCAGGGATCCCGCCCCCCTCGATGCGTGAGATGACACTAAATCCAACGTCGTTAAACGTCAGCGTATAATCCACACCTTTGGTGTAAGTTTTATCACCGGACTTACTTTTAATCTCAACGCCGGAATTAATTACACCCGATTGTTTAAGCGTGACTTTACCGGCAACCAGTATGCCCTCCTCCGCGTCAACCTTCACCGAATGTTTGTCTGGATCCATGACGTTAATAAATACAACTGGAGCAATGCCATATAACCCGAACGCTACCTTTATGACCTCACACAAAGTGTAATTGGTAAAATCATTTGAATAACCAAGTTTTGCTACTGCATCAGCATAGCTATAAGCTAATATCGGCTTATTTACAGCGCCAGATGGATTTTCCAACTGATTAATTGGAGCTACGCCAAAAGCGACAATAAGCCCCGAACTTACTCTAACTGGAGGTAGAATTGACGTTGGCAACTCTTGCGTATATATACCGTGACGATACATATCTATTATCCTATACGATTAATGAAAGGACTGTGCGGTAAGCCACTGCCGCGGCGCTAGTACGGTCAGCAAGTTCAATGCGTTTTTCCGAAAGCTTTGTCAGTGGGATGAGAAGTTGAGAAATTTCAGGTGTTTTTTTCTTTAACTCTGCAAATGATTTCGGTTCCCCGCCTATAAAGGTTGAAAATTGACGCAAGCCAAATTTTTGCAAATCCGGCCCGATATAAATAAAAGGGCCAGATGGTTTTTTATTAACTTGCTCTACTTGCTCTACTTGCTCTACTTGCTCTGAATCTAACGATTCAGATTTTACCTTAGCCATTTAATCCACCTCTGTAATATCCTGTGGCAACTGTATTTCCCACGTTGTCCTCACTTCCATAACCCAGTATGGATAAGGTTGGTCGTCAAATAACTGCCATTGAAGCGGTCGTGCCATTCTGTACTTTTTTTCCAATAGTGGTCGGCTTTGCAGGTCTAATCGGATACGTTCAAGCGTATTCATTAGCCAACGATAGCCGTCTGGCTCTTCAGAGAATGCCCCAATCAGAAACTTAACTTGCTCTGTTGCACTTTCATCATCGTCACTTCCATTTGATGGCCTGACAATAATGTGAGGGAAGTCTGGTGCCGTATTCCCTTTGTAAAACTTGGGGGGTAAATAACCATCAAACAGAGTCGGAGCCATATAAAGCAAAGGCTCATCCTCTGGATCATCCTCTTCCGGTGGAATGTAAAGAGAGAGGTTTTTTACAACCTCTATCAACCTGTCAATAATTGCATCAGTTAACCCATTCATAACGGGGAACCCCGCGATTGATTAAGTGTTAGAGTTAGCTCCAAAACACCATAATTATCAGAAACCGCATTAACCATGTATTTCCTTTTGTTTATGCTGATAATTTCATCCTTAACCGGGACTCGGTCAAAGTTCTTTCTCTCAACATATAACAAACATTCACCTTGGTTTACACCCTCGGCAAATTCCGCATAACTGCGCTTGTTTCTTTCATGAATAATATCGGTATCTAAAACGGCAAACATATCTACGCCGTTAATTTTGTATTCTTCGGCAAACTCTAACACGTTAATAAATACTGCGGAGTTATCATTGGCTAACTGAGATTTAAAATCATCCACTTAGCCCCCTTATTTTTTCCCTCTCTTGCCTTGAGTGGTTTTTTCGGTGATCGGGTCATAAATGCCATCAGCGTCACCACCAGCATCAGCATCGCCACCAGCATCACCACCAGCGTCACCACCAGCATCACCGCCAGCATCGCCACCAGCATCACCACCAGCGTCACCACCAGCATCACCGCCAGCATCACCGCCAGCATCGCCACCAGCGTCACCACCAGCATCACCGCCAGCATCGCCACCAGCGTCACCACCAGCATCACCGCCAGCATCGCCACCAGCGTCACCACCAGCATCACCGCCAGCATCGCCACCAGCGTCACCACCAGCGTCACCGCCAGCGTCACCGCCAGCGTCACCGCCAGCGTCACCGCCAGCATCACCGCCAAGGCCAAATGCACCGAGATTTAGGTGATCTGTCAGATAGGGCCCAGACTCGTCGTCGTCATCGTCGAGAAACCCGGCCTGATACAACTCATCCACCTTGTCCGGGTGAAAACGTCCGTCAACCGGCGTTCCTGCAGGGTACCAGTCTGCGCCGATCTGAATATTGATTTTCAATGTCAGCATTTAGACCACCTTAGCAACCAAATAGGCATCGGCTACGCCAGGGTTAGGGACTGGCTTAGATTTCAACGCTACGATCCGACCTTCTGGACTTTTCTTTGAAACCCAAGAGTCAGGCACACGGGGAGATTCGTAATACGTAAAGGTATTTTCCGCCTGGTCAGCGACCGCAACTGCACCATACAGCATGCGTCCACGCCCGGGCGCACCGAGTAACAGCTTATCTTCTGGAACAAGTACCTCCAGCTTGCCGCTGACGTCGTTGTAGCTCTGTTCGTCATAACCGTAAAAATCGACGCCTTCTAGGGTACCGTAAAACGTAACCCCTTCATCGAGATCCTTCGGTTCAATCTTGCCCTGCTCTTTTCGTCGATTATCAAGCGCCTCGTTGATCGCCTTGTTTTTCATGAAGGCATCAACAACCTTTGCCCCCATGACAACCATGCGAGGTGTAAAGCCCGATTGCAGCGAAACTTTACGTTTCCAGCCACGAATATTTGCTAACGGATCGGATTTATCCGCTGTCCATAAATCATCGCCGGTCAAAGTGACGACCGGCTGATCTGCAGGGTTTTCCGGCCAGTAATAAATCGTCTCATCGACACCGGCACCCAGCACGCGAACCTGACCGGTAAACAATGTCTGAGCCGCCATCCATTCTTCTGTACGCGATACCATGTCATCCAGATCGCTAAGGTCTTGGCCGAGCTGTTCAGCGGCACGCTCTTCGGGGCTTTTGGCTGCATACACTGTTTCCCCCGGGCGGCGTTCAAGCATCTGATCAGCGGTGGTCACTAAATCGGGTGCCACCAGTGGCGGTTCAAAGGTTTTCGTTGTGAACCCCCGCTTTTCGACCGTTTTTGAACCGTAGCCATTGCCTACGAACGGGGCCATAGTGCGGCTACCGCGAACAAAATCAAGATCCACATGCTTCGTTCCAAACGTCTTAACGCCAGGGAAAAAAGTTTTCAGCAAAAAACGACGGGGCGCAAAGTTTTGCACGACAGGTTCAAGCATCGTGCGTGTTTCAAACATATCAATATCAGACATTTAATTTACTCCCGTTATTATTCGTTAGGTACTGCATAGTTGAGGAACAAGCCGATGTCACGACATGCCTGATACACATCAGAGACTTTCATCGCGCCCGGCAAAATCACAGAACGGCTATTGAATGTGCCTGAAGCGTACCCCACCCCACGTTTGGGGGCGTCAGTAGCGTCTATATCATTCACGAGAATGCAATAGGGCAACTTGGCACTCTCTTCGCCTGCGGGGTCAATTTGAGCCACCGTGACAACATTCGTATCCGCATCAATTTTCACGAATGCCATCAGTGTGCCGCGTTTAAATGCACCACTTTCGATGCTGATGTTAATCGTCTGAAAACCGGTTTGACCTGAGATAATCAAATTATCCGGCTTGCACTCAAATTCGTTTTTACGCATAAATCACCCCCTATTTACGATTTTTGTTAAACCCAGCGCTCATGGCATTAGTGACCGTTTCTTTCTCTTTTTCCTTTTTCCCTTTGCTGTTTTTCGGGTCGCTCGGGTCAGCGGCATTTTCCAGTTCGTCGGCATCGTCAGTGCGATTGTCCAGATAGGCTTTTTTCCGCGCCTTTTCTGCGTTCATGATTTCCACCGCCAGTTCTGGCGCTGATGCCCCGGTGTCAAACTTGGCTTTGTTCACAAGGTCTTTGTGATCACTGCCGGCCAGGTCTTCAATTGCTTTAATTCGCGCACGTTCGGCGGTTTGTCCCGCGCTGACGCCTTCGGTTTTAATTTGGTTATACAATTCAGGGTATTTATTTTTCAGGGTTTCGAGATCCACGATCTCCTCCTTTTCGGGTGTGGCCGGGGCCGGGGTGTTTTTAGGCGTTGGTTTTTGAGACTGTGCCGTATTCGATACTGCAAATCCGGCGGGAATATTTGCAAAGCGGCTACTGTCGAATGACATGCCGTTAACGGTGAGAATGCCGTTGTCGATAGACGCAGCAACGCGCAATGCCACTTCGACTTCATCAGCAAAACCTAGATCGACAGCTTCGGTAGCTGACATCCACGTTTCAGCGTCCATTAGCTCCACCAGCTTTTCATGGGTGAGTGACGTTTTGCTCTGGTATGCAGCGATGATGCTGTCGCGGATTCTGTCGAGCATGTCGGCGTATTCACGAAAGTCTGCTGCATTTCCGTCTGCCCACGTTAGCGGGTTATGGATCATCATCATGGCATTGGATGGAATTACGACCCGCTCTCCTGCCATCGCGATGATGGTCGCAGCCGAGGCGGCGATCCCGTCAATAAATACCGTTACAGCTGCAGTATGGCGTTTAAGGGTGCTGAGAATGGCTTGCGCGGTGAATACAGAACCACCGTAGCTGTTAATCTTGACGTGGATCTCTTTTGACGTGACGGCTTTCAGCTGCGTGGCCACATCACGAGAGTTCACATCGTCCCACTCGCCGATATAGCCATAAATCAGCAGTTCTGTAGGTTCATCCTCGCCAGTGGCATTGCGAATTTCCCACCACGGCACATCGGTTTGATCAGTCATATCATTCCTCTTTATCTTCTTTTTCTTCACGTGGCTCAGCGACCTTGGTAGTGCTGACGGTTAAGTTATGTCGCTTCATCATGGCTTCTTCCTGGGCACGTACAGGTAGGTTCTCTTCAAAGCTGGCGCCCGTCAGTTCTGCCGTTTCACGTTCACGCGTTGAGAAGCATTCCTCTACGCGGACTTTCGCGGCGTTCACTTCTTTCAGGGGATCAAGCTGGCCTTGCGATGGGCCATACCATTGAGCGCCACACCATGCGGCGCGGATTTCTGGGGACGAAAAAAAACCGGGTGCGTGAACCCGGCCTTTCGCTACCGCTTCGGCTAGCCAATCCTCATAAATGGGTTGGCAAAATCCCTGCACCATCCACTCACGCCGCATTCGGAACATTTTCCACGCTTCCAGCAAGGCGGCGCGGCTGGCGCTATAGCTTGAGGTGAAATGCTTAATCAGCAGTTCGTGAGGTATTTCGAGCGCTGCGCCAATCTGGCGACTAATTGACATAACAAAGCCGTCAAACGCCGTATTTGGCCTGCCGGGATTAGCCGTTTCTACAGATTCATTTTCAGCCAATCCCACAATGCTACCGTTTCCCATTTCAACGGTGTTTTCATCGTGATTATCAATTTGTTCGTATTGAGGGATCCCCCCTTCCCCGATGGTGCTATCAGGACTTTCGGATTTGATAAATACGGTAAACAGACCAGAAACCACGGCAGCGACTAACTCCGCATCGGTGTAGCGGCCCAGTTGTTTCAGTGATTCAATGACGGGTGCCAGCAACGGCGTAGCGCGGCGTTGCCCCGGACGTTCAAAATCTTGCACGATGTGCAGCACATTACGCCGCCCGGTTTTTTTGCCAAACACCGGCACCTTCGTCCATTCACGCTTCAATTTATCAGTACTGCCAGGGTGATCTTTGGCTATCCAATAGGCTACCGGATCGCCATAGGTACCGACCTCAACACCACCGTAGGTATCCGTGACTGTGCGATCTTCAGGGTTGCAAACGCGGTCACCCTCTATCAGATAAACGCGCAAATCGTAGGGGCTACCCTTGCGCGGGACAACCGGCAACATGGCGAATACATCCCCAGACATGAGCGCTGACAGCAGCGCTAGCCCTTGAAGTTGCCCGAACGTACACATACGGGCAGCATCGCAGTCCGTTTTGCCTGCCCACAATTTAAATTCGCGCTCGGTTTGTTTTTCCCATGCCCTGGCTTCTTCCGGCGAAAGGCCGAGGTACTCTGCATCAATATTGGCATTGAGCTTTAAGCCACTGCCGATTACGTTGGTGCGTACCGTCTTCAAGGCACCGGTGGCCAGCGGCACCCCCATATATAAATCGCGGGAGCGTTCGCGGAGTGTGCCAAGGTTTTTAGTAATATCCTCATCCGGGGATCCGGCCCGACTAAACCACCCTAATAATGATTTTTTGCTCTTGCTCGCACCGTGGCGGGAATACCCAAGGTTTTTTACGCCTTCCAGTGCCGTGAGCTTCATTCTGTCAGCGCTACGCTTCAGAGCCGTAGCAGGTGAAAATGGTGCGATCAGACGGTCAATAATATTCATAGGTCACGCACCACAATACGCTTCACCCGGATCCCCCTACGGGAGCCAGCATCAAGGCGCTCAACTTCATTGCGCCAGTATTTGTATTGCCTCTCGACCTCTTTCAAATCTGCCCGGGTGAGTTGCCGGGTACCAATTTTGTATGACTGACCAGCAATGGCGATCGCGCGGTAGGCTTCCCCCCACACCCTAAACCAATCTTTTGCTTCCAGCAGGGTTACAGCTTCAGGCGTTCTCATGATTCCTCCGTTATTGTGTTACCCCACACCCTTACTCATCACGCGGCGACCTTTAGGACGCTGTGCTTGCGGGTGTTGTATATAAACGTTGCCGAGCTGAACTTGCTGTTCCAGCCATTCGAAATTGGGATTGAGGATTTCTAGTGCGGCGGTGCTGTAGTTGCGGCAGTCGAGCGGTTCATTTCGTTCGTAGACTTTTTCCCATACCTCTTGGGTCTTGCCTTTAGCGTATTTGTATATTTTTCGCTCTGATAACAATCCTTTAAAATATTCAGTATCAAAGCCTTTATCACCGAGCGGGTAATGCATATACCCTGGCCCTTCATCGTGCAGTTTAATGCGCGACATGATTGTGCCTTTACCATCATCAACGCCGAGGTTGAATAACATCGCACCAACGCGGTTATTGTTATTTGGCTTTCCAATGAACGGGATCCCGACACCACCGCGCCCACGAATGGAGAAAATGCGTCGTGATTCACGTGGTTTAGTAAACTGATAAACCTCGGTTGTGGCATGACCACCGGAGTCGACGCATGTTGCGGCGATCGAGAGGCGACGACCGTCCTCAAATGACCAACTGCGCTGCAAATACTCGTCAAGCTCTTTCCACACCTGCGGTTGTTTTGTATCACCCATGAAAATTTTGTACTCAATGCCCCAGCTTTCTTTCCCTTTTCCCCAGCCGGTTACTTCAACCACCAGATATTTATCCTGCGTATCTACGCCTGCAGTTAGAACCAACACACCAATCGGCAAATCAGCGGCGTACCGTTCGCGACGACGCAAAAGATAATCGTGATCAATATCGCCTTTTTTATCTTCTTCCCAAGGCTCGCCCAGCTTCAGGTTGATGAACTCCATTAAGCCGGTTTTGTCTCGGTTTTTTGTTGCTGCGGCAAACTCTTCGACAAGGCTAGATAGCGCTACCCACGGCGAATACAGGCTGTTGATGTGAAAACCGACAATTTTTTTCACGTGCGGTTTATCGGCTTTCCAAACCCCTTTGGCTATCAGTTCGGGGTCGGGTTTACCTGAACCCAATATGTGACCGGCGCATTCTTTGCACTCATAGCGGGCGGTTTCGGGCAATGCCTCACCGAGATCGTTCTTTTCCCATTTGACCTGTGACCAGCGGAGCACCTGAAGGCAACCACAATGCGGACATGGAATGTAATACCGACGCTGATCGGACTTTTTGAACCACTCGAAAATTTTGCTCGTCTCTTTCTTCACCGGCGTTGAAGCAAGAACGATTTTCCGGTTGTGAAAGTTGGTTGTACGCTGAATGGCCAGCTTCAGGGGATCCCCTTCCACCGTCGCTGTATAGCGGTCGATTTCGTCAGCGAGCAGTACACGAATCGGACGCGATGCCAGACCGGCTGGCGCATTGGCTCCCACCAGCGCGATATAACCACCGGCATAGTGTTTCATGCGGATAGTGGTACTGGTCTTTTTTGCAATACCGCGTCCCTCGCGGCCTTCGCTGAGTTTGTTTTTTAGCCCGGGCGAGTATTTAAAGGTCGGGTCGATACGCTCTTTTGAAAATGCTTCCGCCGCGTCAATCGTGGGATAAACCATAAGCTGCGGGGAGGGTTCTTGGTCGGTGAAGTACCCCATGACATTCAGCTGCAGTTCTGACTTTGCCACTTGCGAACTGAACATTAAAACGACGGTTTCCGTTTCAGCATCACCGATGATATCCATCGGTTCCCGCAAATACGGCACCCGCGATGTACGCCACTTACCCGGTTCTGGCGACGTTCCGGGGGCTACCTCGCGGTATTTATCCGCCCAGGCGGAAACTGTTAACCGGGAACGCGGCCGCAGCGAGCGGAAAAAAGACTCACTCCAAACGGTTGTACCCATAATTAACCCTGATGATCGGTAAGAAACCTTGCCTGAAGTTCTTCAAATGCCTGGTTTAACTCTGTTTCAATAATCCGCTCTATCTCACGTGCGGTTTTTCCTTCACAGACCACCGCCGCTCGGGCGGGAATACTGAATAACCGACCGCGCAATTCACTTGCAGCCACGGCAGCGTCGTCTTCTACCTCGGTGCGGGGGACAAGTGTTTTATTTTTTTCTTCATATTCCAGCTGGCGCAACTTGGCCTGAAACGTTTTTTCTATCGTCTTGGCTTTGTTGAATTGCTGGATCATGCGGCTGTTGCCAGCCACCGGCGAATCGTCACTATCTGGAAAATCTTGCGGGGGAGGCGCAGCAGGAGACGCTTTTATTTTGCCGTTATCGGCGGAAACCTCTCTACCAACTTGCTGCGTGCGTTTGTATGCGGCCAGGGCAATATCGTAATCAAGCTGGCCATTTGCTTTAACGGGGATCCGCCCGGAGCTGCAAAGCTTCGTGACTGCCGGGCGGGATAGTCCGACGCGGCGCGCAAATTCCGCTTTGCTCACTGATGCCATAGCTACCTACCTTCAGCGAGCCACCCTACAAAACCCTCATGTGAACCATGCGAATCATGGTATTTGCGAAACACATCAAGAAGTTCTGCGATTTCCTCATCGGTGGCTGGCACTCTGTCTTTATCGATGGAGAGATACTTGATCCGCACTACGGGGTCATCAGGCGCAGGTTCTGCACCTTCATCATCTGCAGGTGAAAGCAAGTCATCAAGTTGTTCATCGGTAAAGCCCAGCAGTTCCAGGTCGTAATCGGCACCGGATAATTCTTGCACCTCGATCGCCAGCAACGCCTCATCCCAACCAGCATTCAGCGCCAGTTGATTATCAGCGATGCGGAGTGCTTTCTTTTGTGTTGGAGTCAGACCAACCAACCGAATGGCTGGCACGGTGTCCATCGCCAATAATTCTGCTGCTGACAATCTGCCGTGACCGGCGATCAGTTCATTATCCTCATCAACTAAAACAGGATTTGTAAAACCGTACTCTCTAATGCTGTTTGCTATCTGTTCCAGTTGATCGTCTGAGTGAGTTCGTGCGTTTTTGCCGTATCGACGGAACGCAGCCAGTGGCAAATACTCAATTTTTAGTGACATAAAAACCCCAACAAAATTAACTGGTTAACAAATCACACTTAATATATTGATTTTGTTGGTCTTTTTATCGGTTAACAACGCATAGCGTAGGTTAACAAAATCGATATAACGTGCTGTATTTATTGAATAAATAGCAAAAACAAACAATCAAACTGATTGATTAGGTTAACAAATCGACCCTAATTATTTGTTTTTGCTTGATTTTTATCATTATCGTGCAGTGTTAGGTTAACAAATGAAGGTTAACGGCATGATTTTGTTGATTTTTTTAATTATTAACGCTGAGTGGCCTTGGTTAACAAACAGAACCTAATTGATTGTTTTTAATGGTTTTTTATGGCAGCCAACCGAAATAAGATTTACAACTAGGTTAACAAATGGAGGTTAATGCTATGATTTAATTCAAAAAAATCCGACTTTTGTTAACCTGTCATTAATAGTGGGAATTCTATATTTTTACTATAAAAATCAATGGCATGACCTCATTTTGTTAACTTCAATTTGTTAACCTAACTTTTTGAACTCATATCTAGTCAAATCGCGGGGTACGAATGACCCCCTCCCCGCGCTTTTCTCTGGGAGTACCTTGACGCTCCGTGATAGTTGCATACGCAATGATTGCATGTTGTTGCATAGTGAAGAGACATGATGATGCTGTGACGCTATGAGAAGGCCTTAGCAAGAATGTCATCAATAGCCCTCGTAACTTCTTCAACCAATACAGCGTCGCCTGCAGACTGCGCCACACCATACCAATCAAGACGCTGCTGATAGTGCGGCGGCTTAATGAACGTGAGAACCAATGACACGCCCTTGCCTACGCGGTGCCATACGCCGGGATGCAACGAGTGGCGCTCTCCTGGCCTTATTACAAAGAACTCGCTGGATGAACCACGGGCCTTGTTCTGTTGTGGATCATGATGAGCACGCAAGCCAGACAGAATCTGTTGCATCTGCCCTCTGTTTATATTCCCGTATTTATCCCGCTTTGCGCCGGGGCCGGGCGCTATTTGCCAACCGTTGGGGATATACCCAGCAGCGCGTAAGTGGCCCTCGCTGCGCTTATATTTGCGCTCACCGCCTTCTATCTGCGGTGTCAACGTCGTCGCCGCTGGCGTGCCGCCCCACTCACGGCCATACACAACCGCTCGCGGGTCTTTCTTTGATGCAGCCAACACGTAAGTTGAGTTGAGGATCCACGGCGTAGGGTTATCAAACACCTTGCCGATTTCCTTCTTAATAGCCTTCTGCGCTACCTTTGCAGTACGCGTTGCAGCCAGCGCCATCGCAAACGGTATCTCACGGCTTTCTATCCGCTTCAGTTGTTGCTCAACGGCCTTAGCCGCAAAGTCCATTTTAACTTCGATGTTGCTAGCCATAGCGGTGCCCTGTGATTTAGCCCGGTCTCCCGGGCGTTTGATTCACTGATTCAGCGCCTTTTTGAACGCCCGTAAAACATCGGCAGAACGGCCAATTTTGCCACCAGCCGGCAGCGGCAATTCAAACTCGAATTCAATCGCCGATTTAACAGCGTCCCATGATAGGGAGGCGTCGTTTTTAGCCATCAAATGCCAGCCTTCCGTGTCGAAGTCCTGCGCGGTTATTTTGAAGCCGTAATCCTTGCACGTCTGGCGCACGTCGGCTTTAGAGTGGAATTTTTGATAAAACCAATGACCTTTTCTGTACTGCGCCGAAAAACCGTTGTCATCAAGAAAAACGAGGCGGCTTTGACGTGATGCCGCCACACTCATCTCCATCACCTTGTCGCCGTATTCCCGGCTGCGGCCAGATAAGTAAATAGAACCGCCCGGCTTACACAGCGCCTTCACAAACTGAAGAACGGCGGTTTCCGCCTTCAGGCTGTCTACTGAGTTCAATACGCTGTCGCAAATCACGTAATCGTAGCGGCCATACGTGCTTATATCTGCCACCAGCTTGTCTATCATCTCGTTTGTGGCGTGCGTGTCGAGGGTGTTAAAGCCCCCTTTGCGCCGGAATAGTTCGAGGTCGTTTAAGTTGTAGCCCCAACCACGCATGAGCCGCGCATAATCGCCCTGGCCGGATCCAAAATCTATCCCGCGCTCGGCCTTTCTGGCCGTTGGAATGACGAAATTATCGTACAGCTCCGAGCGGATAGTGCCGTGATTACGCAGGCGGTTCATTTGGGCATAGGTCTGTATGTACGTTGTTTTTTCCAGATGATCGTACTCAAAAACGCCATACTTTTTATTCAGGAATTGGCGGTACTTTTCGCGGTCTTCATCTCGAATCACAAACACCGTGAGCCTGGAGCGTACAGAGAGCGATGCAAGCGCATATTGAGCGCAATGTATAACCTCACCGCTTTGCGTCGCCACACAGCCGCCCCAGCCCCCATATTTGAGGATTAGCTCTGCTATGTTTTTGCGAACATAGGCCATTTTGGCCCGGCGGTTTCCGCTGATGCGATCCGGGCTAACTTGCGTGAATCCAAGTTGATTGCTTAAACCCGTGATAACGCAGCGCTCATCGCCAGAATCGAAGTCAGTACCGTTGTGAAGCTGGTTAAAGCGGATTTCGTCATACACCGTCGTTTCACACGGCAATGCGTATACTGCCGCACTGGTAACGCCTAACCGCTGTAATGCTTTCGTGCGTTGGTGTCCCGCCACCAGCAAGTCACCGCGCACAATCAGCGGTTTAACCAGCCCCAGCTCTTTTATGCTCTCAGCCAGCCGGGCTAAATCACTGTCACCAATAAAGCGGGGGTTATATTCCGCACCGCGCAACTTCGTGATGTCATAGTTTAAATGCAGCATCATTTCGCCCTCATCAGTGAGTCAATGAAGCCGAAATATGCGCCGGTTTCTTCTACGTACTTATCCAACCGGGCCGCAAACTGCTCTGCCTCATCCTCTGTGATCGGGATTTTGTGGCCGTCAAAACCAACATACTGAAGCTTTACCCCAGAACGTGACTCATCCGTCTCAAACGGTATCTCAACGCCACCAGCCGGAATATCAACCTCCAGCAGCTTATTCAATTCTTCCTGGCTAAAGCCGATCATGTCGACGTTGTAATCTTCTTCTGCCAACTCAGCCAGTTCAGCACTCAGCAATTCCTCATCCCAGCCAGCATTCAGCGGTATCTGGTTATCAGCAATGCGATAGGCTTTCTTCTGGTTTTCCGTCAGGTTGCGCAAGACGATGCACGGCACATCGGTTAACGCCAATCGGGCTGCGGCTTCAATGCGACCGTGACCGGCAATAATGACGTTGTTTTCATCAACGAGAATCGGGTTCGTCCAACCGTACTCTTTGATGCTCGCTACAATCTGTAGTAACTGCTTCTCGTTGTGCGTCCGGGCATTTCGACCATATCCGATAATCTCCTCTATCGGCTTGTTAACGATTTTGATAGCTGTAGCCATGTTTTATCCGGTAATATCAGCCCGCTCTCGAGAGCAAGTGGGCCTCGGTTTATATTCATGACCTGTACCGTGGGTATAAATGTCCGCTAGTAGTTAGAGCTACCGGCGGTCGCCCACCCTCCAATAAAAAAACCACCAGCAAAATGATCTGCATGGTGGTCTGGGTAACTTGAAAACCTTTAACCTTCTTTAAATAAAGAATTCTTTATTTCTTTACTTTGACAACTCCGCAACCATAATCCCTAACGCCATATGGCCGATGCCAGCTTGATAACGCCCAATAACTTCCAGCATCTCCAACCGGCATTTTTTGATGTCATGTTGTGTTTCTTCAGGCAACTCTGATATAGCGCCCTTAATTAACAGCCTTAGGACTTCTTCATCGTCTTTGCGAATTCCCATCGTTCCACCGCCTCTGTAGTCGAGACCTGAAATAAAAAGCCCCAGCAGTTAGCCAGGGCTTCTTTACTACTAAGCCATCTGTGATGCCTATTAACAATCCGCATCCGGACGAGCCACCGCACGACAAGCCCACATGCAGGCTTCCTGCATCTTGGTGTGGGCGATAGCCAAGCAGCGAGCAGCCTCATGCGCTTCGGATGAGTGATTTCCCGTTTCACATAGCTCAGCTGCAACCTCATCGCGCTCAGTTTCGATCAGACTGCAAAAGTGTCGGCTGACACCTTTGAGGCGGTTCATACGCTCAATATCACCAGGCGTTAAAGTACGGTATCCCTTCACCGTGCTGCCATCTTGGGGTTTAGCTTCCATTGGTTTCTCCCGGCGGATTCCCACCATTGAATCAGTGTGATGTCGCCACACTCTCGCAGTGGCCGCGCCCATGCCCTTGAGTCCCTGTCGCCCTATGGCCGCCCATAACCAGTTCGGGATTGGCGTTCCCGATGCTTCCCCGGCGCTACTTTGATTCATTAACCCTAACCAGATGCGAAGCTGGCTCACGACGAGAGACTCGGGCGCAGGTTATGCCCCTGCGATTGCCGCCTTTCGGCTGCTGCGGTCTATCCGCCTTATGTGTCACATGGCCATATCTCCGTTGTTGCATGTTCTCGTGCGCGGTCATGCTCCGCTTTTATCCGTGGGTCGGGCAATGAATTGGGTTAGAACAGCGTTAGCTGACCACCACCCTTGAGCGCCACCAGCGACCGGCGATGCTCATTTAGGTGACTATTCCAATGTGCCTCACGAATTACGTGGGCCTGTTCATCAGTGAGGCATGGCTCACGTGTTACGTCTGGCTGGCGGTGATCGCGAATCTTTCGCCCTTCAGTGAATAACGCCTCACAGATCGGACAATAGTCCCGCGTGTCATTAAACCCTGCGGAGCCGCTGAAAAAGATATTCCCGTGCCATGTGGCGCAGCTGCGGCACATCGGTGCATCGCACGTGTGTAACTTGCGCGGCATGTTTAACATCATGCCGTTCTTGTCCTCTTCAGCGTCATAGCCAATCAGGTGATCGCACAGCAATGTAGCCAGGGCACCGCAAAACATGCAGTTCGACTTTTTCATGTGATCCCCTTGAAATGGCAATGGTAAGAGCGCGGCCTTTGACCACCTTGCGCCGCGTTGCCCGTAACGTCGGCTCTGCGACCTCACTACCTCGCCACCAGCGGGAGTTACTCAGGTGCTAGCCACATATCCGGTGCCGCGCCCTTCCATTGTCATGTCTTTACGGCGTAATGCGTTGCTGACGGTCTTTGTCCGCTTTCTGTACCCCTTCAATCTGCGCATAGAGGTTGTCTATCGTCACCATCAGCGGCTCAATCCAATAAACAGCTTGGCCGTAGGTCAATCTGCAGGCGGTGGATTCGGTACCGGGATCAGCTTTAACAGTTCCGGCGATAAAGCCGGGCATTGCCCTGGCACGTAAACTGTCTTTGTAGTTGAGCAACCGCTCAGCAACACTGCGATCGACACACTGCCGGCCAGCAGGGTCGCGTTTAACGATGGTGCGTATTTCAATTTGAACGCCCTCTGATTTGGCCTGGGCGGCGATCTGGTATTTTTGAACCGCTCCGCCGATTTCGTTCATACGGTTAAACTGAAAGGCTTGAGTGGCTAGCGTTTCAGACTGAAGCGTGTTGTCAGATGCTAACTGGCCAGCACGTTCTTCAGCTGCAGTAGCTTTGTCTGAGTAATACGACACTGACCACCACGACACCAGCAGCAACGCAACAATCAAACCCACCAGCCCCAGACGCCAGTTATTTAACACCCACGTCATGCGGGATAATCCTTAACCGTAAGCTGGAAATGAGGCCCGTCTTTTAGCGTCTTCCAGTCGCCGCCCCACTCGATTTTGATGCCGAGTTGAGAACCAGCCAGTTTAAACGCCTTGGCGATCTGCTCGTATGGGCCCCAGTCCCAACTAACCTTGCCGCCAACGTATGCCACCACGTCAACCGCATGGCCGGTAAGGTGACGGCTTTTCAATGTCTGGCTTTTCCCTGTGCGCACCATTTCGCGTTGCTTGGCCATATCGCGCAGCCCTTCGGTAATGCCAAAGTCTACCGGCGATAGCTCAAGCGCCAGACGGGCAACCTTCACCAAATCAGAATTGACGCCCTTCAGGTTTGTTTCGCTTCTTTCACTGAAAATATTAGCCATGTAGGTTTCCTCTTTTCGGACGAGCCAATTGCATGACGTTTCCCCTGGCAACAAGAACGGCCAGGCAAAACGCCGCATTAATTAACGTCTCCGCCCAATTTGGCGTCGGGTATAAATTGAAAATGATTTGAATCGTGATAGCGGCGCTCGCAACCATCAGCACCCACGCACAAATCGAACCGAGCCAGCTATATGACGCTCCACGGCGGCGGTAGAAGAACAAGCGGATAAAAACTAATGAGCAAGCGATCGCATTGATGAGCAACAAAGGGCTACTTGGAATTTCCATCACCACCTCCGGATCTGAATCGACCTAAAAATGCGGTAGGGTTAATGCTTGCGGCCATCAGCAAGCGAACGGCAATAGCAGATGAAATAAGTGCGCCCAAAGAGTTTGGGGCATTTACTCCATCAGGCGTGAAAGCTGAAATCATGGAAGCAACAAACGGCGCAGCGACTACCCCGGCAACCATCGAAACCCAAAACAGGCAAATCCGACCGAAGTGGCTCCACTCTTTCGCTGAAATGGTGAAAATAAGTGCGCCGGATAATGCGGCAGTTAAAACCCCCGGATCCTGACCAGCGAATAACCCAAGAAATGCAACACCGCCTACCGTGGCATATGCAAAGCCACTGCTAGTTAACGGATCCGCCATTGTTTTGCTCCTTTGCTCGCTCAGCGAACGCCGGGCGTTTGAAATAAAAAGCCCCGGCGGTTAGGCCAGGGCTTTGAGGTGATAACTGTGAGTCGTTTAAATCTGCAAACGCAGAAAAACCACGTTAGATAAAACGATATAGCAAAGGGCCAAAAACCACAACCCTAATTTGTGGTTTGATTTAAATATAGTGTGGTTAAAGGCTGTGACGCGTCACGCTTTATATTTGTGACGCGTCACGGGCTTTATCTATTTGGCGGAATGTCCAAGCCGCGTAATACCGGCTATCAGCATCTCTTGAAGCACGTCCGTATCAACTACATTCTGAATTAAATGGCTCATGCTCTCTTTGCTGGATGGGGCCAGTTGCACTACATCCTGCGGTAGGATACTTATCTTAGCCTCTAGATGTTGGTTAAACCCAACCTCTACCCTAAAGCGTGTCAGTGCGTCCGCCAGTAGCCCATCAGCAAATTTATCAATGTCAGCCCGGTTGAAGTCATCAACAGAAATGCCTGCCGCCGTAGCCTGCCGATACCAACGCTGGAACATCTCCGCCGTATAATCCCGCGCCCGGCGGCGGTAATCAGAATCCACCAGCAACGGGGTATCTAAACTACTTCCTGCAGTTTCCCCCGTATTGGCCATGAGCGCCCGAATAAAGGCCAGCGTTACCTCAGAACTCAAATCACCTTCGATGTGCCTGGATAACAGCAGGAAGCCCCACAGGGTGAACTGATAACCGCCCCCTTTGCACTTCACGATGTTTCGTTCTGCAAAGTCAGGCGTGAACTCCATACGTTTGACCACGGAGTGAAGCGCTCGGCTAGACACGCCATACACCCGAGACAACGTTTTGCTATCCACATAAGCCATGCCATTGAACTCAGAGACGAACGAACGCGGACGCTCTAATAGCTCATTCATTGCGAGGTAGTTATTGCGCTCAGTTCGAACCACCAGCGGCGCAGGCGATCCAGAAGCCTCTTTGTCCAGAATATCCAGCACCCAGCGGCGGAACTCTTTCGCTACGGCCGTTCGGGCAAACATGGCGATCAGGTGGGCACCGCGCAGGGAGAAAACTCTAACCTTCATGCGGCGCTTGCTGCCGTTTATCCCATTGGTCATTGATTCGACGACCAATGACATAGCATCCGTAAATTCATCTTCATTTTTGTTATATATGTCAGTTACAGATTTTGCGCTGGAATACTTTAAGGCGGCGGCTAGCTCTTTACTTGTTAACCAGATTTGATTGACGTGGTTTACAACGTTGAATTGAGTATCGCGGAATGCGAGTTGATTAGTCATGGTTTAACTCCTTTCGTGATTTTGGAGTCACCACCTTTTGCTGCGAAACTCGGGGTGGTGAGACGTACAAGGTTCGCAGTACCGGTCACGAAAGAACCCGGCGAGCCTTTCGGCTCCCCTGCACGCCCCACCATTGATTCGTAAATGTGGCCATGCTTCACACATAAAAAAACCGCTGGCGCGGTCGTGCGCTTCCGTGATGTTCGAGCTGCGAAACCCGGCAACCGATTTTGCGGCTGCATTGCAATAGTATCCCGAACATCACCAGACCAACTACCTGTTTTTATCACCATGTATCACCGCCTGTTGTAAGTTTTAACGTGGCGTGTATAGAAAAAACACAGTTACAGTGTGGAAGGTCTAGAAAATCAATCAAATAGGATTCAACGATCAGTTATTCGATACCGATCGTTTTACCCGATCGTTTTTAACGCTAATTCCCTCCATATCAGCGTTTGAGCACATGCAGCCTCACCGTTCCGCCAGCATCCACCAGCTGGCCCGGGCATTACCTCACCACACGTCGGACAGCTCTTTTTCGCCAACTTCGCCAGTTCCTGAATCAGTGATCGGTCATCTTGAACGAACAATAATTCAGCATATTCAGCGACCGTATAAGGCGATTTTCCCGGTCGGCGCAATCCCGCATTTCGTTCATAGGCCGCATACTGCTCATCAGTAACCCAAAACTTAATTAATCTCTGCCCACCAGCGTTTAGCCTTTCCCGCGCCTCACGGTCACGCCTGCGCTTCTCACGCTGGCGTTGAGCCGCTTTCGCTTTCGTGTCAGCCATGCTTCGGCCTCACTATTAACTCTTCTACCTCCACCCTGTTATCCAGCGGCGGAAATGGGCTTGTGAACCAATTCATTTTCCCTGGGTTCTTCCAACGGTAAAGCACAGTTTGTGGTTCGGCACTACAATTTGTAGTGTCTTGCCGCTGCGTCAACTCGGTGATCCTCTTAATGGCGGCATCTAACGCGCAGATAGTTATGCTGATTTCATTAGCGTCAACCTTAGGCATTAAATAACCGCCGGATTGAACCATGCGCCAATAATTGGCTATGTCCTTTAAATCCCCAGTCATTTAAGCGCCCCCGTTGCTACAAGCCGTTGTAGCTCCTCCTCGGCCTTCTCGCTCCACTTATCACCATGCTCAAGGTAATGCCCCAACATGAAATAAATCACAGCGGCCTGTTCTGCTTCTGCCTTTCTCGGTATCTCATGGCCACCAGCTCGCAACGCCTGCGCTATGTGACAGCATTGGAAGTTAGGACGTCCGAGGATGTTCGCTAATTCGGCTGTCATCGGCGGGATTTTACCAAGCCCCGGAGCGGTGGCATTTAAGTCTTCGATGTTTGGTTGCTGGATATCACTTTTCATTGCCGCCCTATTAGTCCCATTAACATTGAAGCGATGATTTGTCAGTCGGGCGCCCATTTCCATCTGTTCGGCCATAGATTGGCGTTTATCAGTGATGGACGTTACTTCTGGTGCCGCTGGGAGTGGCATCCAGTGGGTTACTGGGTGATGTAGAAGGTCGATAAACTCGTTATGTTCATCCTGCCAATGCTCTTCATCATCCAAGTGATCCGCGTCGTTATACATCCCAATGCCAACCCAAACGCCGTTACTGACCTGAACGTATTTATTTGGCTCTGGCATCTGCTCGCGGCAGGTTATCCAACAACCCGGCGCTGCTGGCGTTGCAAGATAAACAGGAATGTCTGCACCACCACCAGATTGAGGAAAGAGATAAGCGTAGCCCCACTCGAAATCCCTATTAAATCCCGGTACCAAATACCCCACAGGCTGCGCCTCCCGGCTGGCTAAACATTCACGGGCCAAGCGGCGAGTCAGTTCGTTGGTGTTGTCGCTGGAAGCCAGATGCCTCAGCTCTTCAGTGGTCGTTAGTGCCTGTGTCATGGTTAGTTCCTTCTGTAATCCTGAATCGTAAACACAATCGGCGCGGGTGCTGGCTTCATCAGCTCGGACAAGCTTGGCCCCGTCGCAGCTATACCCGACGCAATAAGCGCCTGCTTTATGCCAAGAATTGCCACCGCAATGAGAAGCCATTTCCCGATGAAGTTAATCAGGCGCGTCATGTATCCCCCTTAACCTGCTGTAGAGTGAACTGGTGCCGGGAAATCCAACCACTCACAAAAATCCGCACCCGCTTGAGCGACACCGTCGCACCAGTCACTGGCATCACCACTATCGAGTAGGCTGTCTATTTTTGATTCCTTGGTCAGGTCATAGACAACCACCTGAGGATCGCCGATGGTGTAGAACCCTAGCCGTTTTGACGGGCAGCGGTTCAGCACCTCCTGCAACTCGTCCAGCCACGCCTGCTCTTTTTTGGTTAGCTTTGCCATCTACTATCCTCCTTGCTAGCCAGTCGGCGGGAATGGCGTATCATCGACCGACGGTGAATTATTTTTGCTGTACGGCGCAGGTATCCCACGCTGTACGCTGCTTTCGCATTACGCCACATGTAGCTTGCCGCCATGCTGATGACGAATCCAGCGACGGCTAGCCCGGTGGCAAGGCAGACAGTAAAGCCAACAATCGCGATGAGGTGGCTGATGATGGATACAAGCATCTACTCAGCCCCCGCGCACTTGAAGCCAACGGCGCGTATATCATCAGCATGTTGGAGGCGGCAGCGTGGGTGCGTCGTGTCGGATAACCGCACCGGCGTAGCCAGCTTGGCGCGGAGTGCGGAGATTTCAGCTTTTAAATCATCAGGGTCTTCGTCGCTGGTATATAACTGGTCATCAACTACCTGAACCCCGCAATCCTCTACACAGTCAGTGCGCCAACGCCCATCATCATGGTCGTAACGTTCAACGAAATAACCACTATCGGTGTCACGCTCTGCCAGCGTATAGCTGTCATATGGGCCGCCGTAGGTTGGCACCATTCCCTTAGTTGGATGCGCAATCCACATGAAGAATGCACGACCGGTGATGGGATCAATATCTGGTCGCCAGCCTTCCCCACGATTACCTTTCTCGTGCTCCAGCTCTGCTACGCGTTCAAGATTTAGTTGTGCAACATTTGTCAGGGCGGATACGTACTCTTGCGAGTAAAGCGGCTCGCTGGCCATACGCTCTATTTCACGAGCTATCATGTAAAGATGCTCAGTGTTGAACATGCTGTTCCCATAGCTCGGACGAGGTTTCTCAGCCAGGTAACGCAACGCTTTTACTGCTGTTTCATTACAGCCGTTAGGCCACGCCACAGGCTTGCTCAGTTCGCTCAGCTTATTCATCGGCATCTACCACGCTCTTGTCGCCGTTTGCCCAGCCTTCGTCAAAGTCAACTTCACCTGGCTCAACGCATCTTGCAGCGTGCTGCACATCGCTCCAGTTCATGTTGTTTGATGCCCAGTCTTCAATTTCAAAATCATCAGAGTTGAATAGTGGAATGGTGTCCTCTGCCAAGCTCTTGGCCACATCACCACCGAATTTCTTTGCATAGTACTCGGCGCGGTTAGTGGCAATGATTGATACCGGAACGGCCCAAACGCTCGTGTCTGGCATGGTAATGCGAAGCTCTTTTGTGGTTACGTTGCTCACAATGCTTTCTCCTGGGCTTCAGCCCGTTCAAACCAAAAAACGACCGGGACATCTTTCACTTCAACCAACCCGAAGCGTTCAGCAGTGCGGAAATTGACGCTGTACTGACGCGCTCGCTCTGCCTGTGCGGCTATTTGCTCGCGGAACGTCTCGAGGCTGAATGTCGCCTTAAACAGGTTGCAGGGTGCGCAGGCAGGGTGCATGTTTTCTAAAGCGTCATTCTCAGGCCGAAAAACTTCACCCGTTTGCTTCAGCTTCCACTGTCCCTTTGCTCTGGCTTTTTCATCAATTTCCAGCTTGCGATACACAGCCTCAACATGATCTGCATGCCAGCCTTTCTCTGGGAGTGGGCAGCCGCAGTAAGCGCACCGGCCACCGAACTTATCACGCAATTCCGCGCGCTGCGCTTTGGTCAGCTTAGCCATTAGCAGCCTCCTGATAACGCTCAAACCAAAACACAACCGGGTCATTTTTCATGTCAACTAAGCTCATACGCACCAATGCCTTGCCCTTGCCTGAGCGAAGGAATTCACGTCGGCCGTCATCGATAATTCGGCGGTAATCTTCCAGGCTATTGCAATGCTTGTGCAGGTTGCATGGATGGCAGGCCGGAACAAGATTTCCTATCTCGTCGCGCTCCTGGTGCAGCATCTTCCCGTCAAAACGGATTACCGGCTGAACGTGGTCAGCATGCCATTTATCACTAAGCTCACAGCCGCAGTAAGCGCACCGGCCACCGAACTTATCACGCAATTCCGCGCGCTGCGCTTTGGTCAGCTTAGCCATGCGGGGCTCCTTTCACGAAGATGATCCAATGCGTTTTATCGTTCTTGCCGGTGCGCTGCCAGATAGCTGGTTTCTCGTCGGTTAGGGCGATGATTTGTCTAACCGGTATCTGGGTTTCGTTCCACTTGAAGATCAGCACGCCGTGTGGCCGCAGCACGCGAAAGGCTTCAGCGAATCCGGCGCGCAGTTCATCGCGCCAAGTACTACGGTCAAGCTTCCCGTATTTCTTTCCCTGCCAGCCTTTAGGCCCTACGCGCTCCAGGTGGGGCGGATCGAACACGACAACAGAGAAGGTGCAATCGGTGAACGGTAGCGCGGTGAAGTCGGCGATCAGGTCTGGGGATATAACCAGATTCCGACCGTCGCAAAGTGTGTGGCTCTCGCTGCGCTTATCGTTGAATACAGCGCGTTCATCCTGCTTGTTGAACCAGAACATGCGGGAGCCGCAGCACATGTCGAGAATGCTTTTGCCGTCGAGGCTCAGTTCATTTGCTGGCATCACACACCTCCCGCCGCGCCGCAGTAGTGCCAGCCTTCTGGATGACTGGTTTTGCGCCCACAACGCTCACAGGTGATTTGCACTGGTTCCTGATAGTCGTATAGCAGATCGCCGTCGTCCACCAGCACGCTACCGACCGTGGGATGCTGTCGCAAACCTGCTTCAAAGAAGCTCAAGCGCCCTTTCATCGGGTGAAAATCGGTAGGTGTTGCGTTAGCCAGGACAAAACCATGAGGGCCACCAAAAAACAGGGAATCATGGCGGGTAACGCAATCCGTCAACTCAACCGCGCCAACAATACCGCCACACTCAAAACCATCAATTTCTGGTAAGCGGATCCCCAAACAATGATGACGAATCAGATTGAATGCGGCGGCGTAATCACGCGATAACACCCCTTTAGAAGCATGAATCAGCAACGGCCCACGGTAGTTTGTACGCCATGTGCGATTCTCTACCGGCTTGTGACCGTTCACGATGAGCCAAGCCCACGGCTGACGAACTGAGAGCGCCTTAGTCATAGTTGGCATCCTCCGGGCGGTCTTCATCTTCTTTTGTGGCACCAATGACCCAACAAACAACCCACATAGCCACCAGCAACAACATTCCCCATGAAAAGCTATCGATAGCTACCAGCGCTAGCCATAAGTCACCCATACCTATTTTCCCTCACGGATAGTGACTGCATAACCATCAGCCATGTCGGCGATCTGCCGGTAAGTGATCGCCATTTCCCCACTACCTTCGTCCTCATGCTCTTGGGCATAGGGGCGCAAAAAATCAGAGGCAAATAACTTAACGCCATCACCCTTTACGCGCTGCAACACATCACCGCTATTAATGCCCTGCAGCTCGTAATCACAGGTGTAATCGAATTCCTTATTATTTGACGCTACAACGTCGCACTCACGTGCAGCCCGGACAACAACACCCCAGCAGGTGTTATTTAATTCCTCCGGCCAACCGCCATCAGATGCACCACCACGGGCAAAATCAATAGACGACTCAGCGGCGGCGATCGCCTCCTCGGCTGTTTTGTGAGTATTAAAATCGCCGTCAATGCCGCAGTAAGAGAAGAATTCCAGACCTTCCCCCACCAGCGCAGCAACGATGCCACGCAAGGTAGTTAGTTCATCAGGCCCTTTAGGTGGAGCTACAAAACGGCCAGCAGCTAACTCAGACGCATACAGTTCACCATTCCGATCGTCACGGGTATTCCACTCTTGCCTAACGTTGGCCATCAACTGATCCAGTTCGTCACCATCGCTAACTTCTTCGGATAAATCTCCACTTTGAGCGCCGCATTCATGGCAAAAAACAAATGCCGTTAGCCATACCGGCTCAGGAAAACCGTCAGTGCTATAAAACGGCTTTCGTGATAGTTCATAGCGAACCATTTCGGATGGGGAGCCACCACACATAGGGCAAGCGGCTAGTACAATTGGGTTTACGTTTTCTTGGCACATTGTCGAGATGTCCTTAAAGATTTCTTTAAATAAAGATTTAAAGTTTGCTGTGGTGTAAAAAACAGCCCCGACTGGCGGGGCCAAAGACTACACACAGCAATTAGTGTTGTGACACCAGGGCGCTACCCCTGCTTACTTCCGGCCCGCACTGTTTTGGTATTGGCCGTTTAATACGGCCCAGTCGTTTTACCGGTCTTCCTCGTACCTGCGGTGCAGTACGCTTGTACACATCACAACTGAAACGGCTTTGTCTCCGGTTCTCTCGTCACGCTGTAAAACAGACCGCGTCCCCTAAAAACCGTTTCAGTTGTGTGCTGGTCTTTCCCAGCCGTCAGCCGTCTACTTCCGTGCTGTCACTGCCGTCGAGTGTGCTGGCATCTCACCGTTTTCACAGTTGAACGTCTGCCGGGAGTTTTTCGCCATCGGTGGGCGTGATGTAGGAACGGCTGATAAACGACGCCCCGAAGTTTTCAGCCTTTCCATACATCGGGCTGCTCACTCATGAGTTAGGATCCTCCACCGCACCCAGAAATAAGGGATAGGTTAAGTGAGCAGTCAGATGTGCGCCCGTAGGACGCTGTGGGGGTTAGAACTTCGGCAGTTCGCGGAATTTACCGTGGCTGGACTGATCAACAAAAATGCTGAGTTCATCCCCTTGATCATCGATAACACGCACACACTGTCCATCAGCGCACGTGCTTTCGATGTCGTATTGCTTACCAGCCGTAAGGTAGCCCACGGCCTCTTCGCTTGGTGTGATGCATAGGACTTGTGCTTTCATCGTGTAACCCTCTATGTCTCCCTAACGATCCGGGATAATTACGCTTCCGAATCTCTTAACAACTCAATTCGTGTGATAGCTGCATACATTTTTCGCAACTGCCCATCCTTAATTCCTGCGGCCTTCATGCATCGAATTTCCCCCCTTAAAGCCGCTATTGCTTGGTTGAAGGCATCAACCCGGGCTTTCGCCACCTCTTTGTTGAGGTTTCTTCGTGGTGCCTTGGCTACAGGCTTGTGCCATTTGGTGCCGACTGATTTAAGATCGGCATTTCGGGCGGCTTGACGTTTAATCGCTTCGCTTAAATCCACCGCATAACCCCCAGCTAAACCCTATCGAGCTATGAATAAATCGGTGATGACCTTCAGCGCCACCAGCGGCTTGTCGTTGCACATGTCCTTAAGCACCACCAGCACCTCTCTTTGCTTCATACCGCGCTTTTCGGATTGAGCCTTCAGCAACTCACTATCGACGTTATAGAAGGCTTCCAGCGCGGCGGCTTTGTTGGCTTTATAGTTTTCCTTTGCCACCCGTGCGGCTTCAGCCTTCTCTTTGCGTTGCTGCTTTCTGTACTCAGCTATTTCGGTGTGGATGTCTTTCCCGCCGCGCTTATTCAGCGGGAGATTTAAAATTCCGTGGTCTAGCGCCATCGTGTACCCCCCATGCATCCCTATTCGCCTGCGAGTGCCAGTTGCATGATGATGCAGTCTTGATACTTGATCATCGCTTCTGCGCGGTCGAAAAAAATGGATTCACCGCCGTTGTACTTGACGTACCATTCATCGCGCTTGTCGTCTTGCTTACGCAGGTGCAGCGTTACGCTTGCGTTGCCGTCGAACTGAGAGGAGGCAACCATGACAGACTCCAGCTTGATAACTAGCTCAGTGAGCGCTGCCACAATCTCGCTTGAGGTATACTCGGCACCAAAACAACGGTTCAGTGCGGCGTACTCCTCTTCAGTCAGGGAGCCAATCAGAGACTGGCGGCGGATTGCCAGTTTTCGGCAAGTGTTTTCGCGCAGTTCTTTGATAGCATGGCGTGCGACGGTGATTACTACTGCAGAGTTAAACGTATTGGTACTCATCGGGTTATCTCCGGTTTTGACCTTAGCGAGTGTGCTCGGTCGTTGAAATGATAGTAGGTCTTTTTGTCCTATCTGACAAGTTTTATTTTAAAGATTTCTTTAAATCTTTAATTCTTTATTTACTTATCTAACCCCTGCACACGACCGAGAACAAAAACAGGACGCTGGAATGCCAGCGGATCATTCTTCCGCCCACCGCTACTCTTCAAATCCCGGCGTGCCTGGCACGCTACACAGCACCCGCTACGCGTATAACGCTCACTACCGCCACACATGTCACAAACCCGGCCTATAAACTTCACCTCGCCAGCGTCTCGAGCCAGTTTTCGGTTATTAAGCATCGCTCCCCCTTTCCTTTAGTACGCGCTCCAGCTCATCACGCACGGCGATCATCTGTCGGGTTGAAACACCATGCACAAGACGCAGCGAATGGCCCGAGGTCAATTTCGTTAAGATGTCGATAGCGTTCTGTATTGCCGTCCGTTCGTCGGCTGCGCGGCGGATTGCCATTGCTCTATCCTTCTACCTACCGGGCACTTACCCGGCGCTTTCTCAGGTCGTTAAGCACAAACTCACGGGCCTTCGATAACCGCCGTTTATATGTGCGCAGTGAAATTAAAAGGGCGTGGGCCTTATCTATCTGCCTTGGTTTCTTGTCGAGACGCCCCGGCAAGATGTAGCCCACGCCATACTCAACTCGAAGGATGTCGGCGGCAGCTCTATCCACTGCGGCTAACGCCATCACTGAAGCCTCTACCTCTGCCTGCACTGAATACAGCGCCGGGCTATGGCCACCTCCAGAAAACACCCCGCCTGTCACCATCATCATTTCCAACATGGAACCGAATCCGCTACCGCCGCTGTAACTGTCGTTAACCCATCGCGCCCAAAGTTCAAGCACGTAATCCAGCTCGTGCGGCAACATCGTTAAACCTCCCGAATGGTGATCGGGTAGTTAAACTCAACCAGCTTTTTCTTCATTTTGTATTCAGCGGTACGGACGCCTTTCACGTCCACAACCTCTACAAGCCCGTCTGTGTAAAAAATCACGAAGTCCGCGATGTATTTCACGCCGCCTGGCAAGTGAAAAGGTACTTGGCGCAAAATCATCACTACGCGCCCGGCCTTCTTCAGTAGCTGTAATTGCCCGAAATATTCAGCCTCTTTCTTGCTATCGAACGTGAAGCCATCAACCACGGTCTTTTTGTTCTTGTACTTGCTGGCCGTCTGGCGAAGTTGTGTAAATTTCAGCATCGTTATTTAGCCCCTTCCGGCACTTCGCCCAGGCTGAGATCGAAACCTATTTCGTCTTTAACGCTCTCCGGTAGACGTTCCCACGTCAGGGCGCACAAATACGCGTCCGTGCCGTATTGCTCAGAAAACTTCACTGTTGGCTTGCCTACAGGGTGGCGAACGGCAAAACCGGCAGGCAGGTGAGCGCCTGCGGGGATTACGCCTCTATGGTGCGCAGCACAAGCGCCATAGCCTCGAAAGTGGCAACCGGGGTCTGTGCTCCCAAAATCAGGATCATGATGGAACTCAGTCCACGCGCCCGGGTTTTCAATTTCGCGGCCATCCAGAATGCAGGCAATACAGCCAACTGACTGAATTACAGCCTTGATATAAAGCCGCTCCTTTTTGTTTGGCGTGCGGCCGTTCATTGGCGCTCTCTCCGCAAGAATTCGTTAAATTGGGTGATTAGGCCTGTATATGCCGCACGCGCGAACTGGTTACTGCTCAGCTCACTGCGGGATTTGATGCCGCACAAGATGCGCAGCTGATTAGCCGCCGCCTCTTTATCGTTTACTGGCGTGTCAGTTTCCGCCGCCAGAAAGCGCCAAAATGATGGGTTGCTGCAATACTTAGCCGCGCCGATTACATAGCTCATACAGCCTCTTTAAAGCCGCGCTCGCGGCCGTAGCAGATTGAAAAGGCTTCCTCGGGGGTAATGTATTGCTGTCGCTTCTCCGCCGTGTCCAAGCGCCCTGGCCGGCTGCAAACGAATAGGTCTGTGGGGAGGATCTCGTTAACGTTAAAGAGGGTGTGCAAAGGGGCTGAAGATATGCAGATAACCGCATTGTACCGGCGCAATAAATCAAACTCAGCCTGGGTATTAACCCCAGTAACGACGATCACCCGATCGCGAAACTGCCGCGCCAAAATTGCACGAGACAAACGAGCCACCTTCCCATCTGTGGTGAAGTCTAGTGAGCCGTTATCAATGATTTGGACGCGAAAACTACCTTTCAAATCCTGCGCCAATTTATTGGCCATAACCAATTGCTGACGGCTTTTACCGCCGACAAACCCCATTAACATCATTCCAAACCCCTCAAAATTTCGATGCGCGACTCACGAATTGCTTGATGTATCAGCTCTACGTTTGCTGCATCACGCCCCGTAGACTCCAATTCAATGACGGCTTTGCGCACTTCTTTTACGGTGACATTCGTTGTCGCCCAACGCTCAAGTAAGCGGGGGCCGTGAAGGTTGCAGCGATGAGGCGGTAACTCCAGCTCGTCAAAAATCAGCTTGAGACGGTCGAGGTCGCGAACAATTAAAGAACCTTGCAACCTGCGTTGGCGGCTCGGTGAGGAGTGCTCCCGCTTTTTCGCGATGTATTGGCTACGTAACTCACTTATATCTACAGCGCTGTTTGATGCTTCAATAATCCCAATTTGGTGATCGGGGTTGGGGAAACGTTCGAGACGGAACCACGCGCCCAACGTCGACGAACTAAAGCCGTGTTTTGTTGCGCATTTTTCGTTTCCGCCTTCCTGTTTTACCCATTCTTGAAACGTCACTTAGCCACCCCATTAACCACATTTAAATTAAACATAACCACAATTTGGGGTTACATCAAGCAAAAAAAATAGACGAAACTACAATTTGTGGTAGCCTGCTTGCAATTTGGGAAGGGCTGATAAGCAATGAAAACGATAGACTTACAAGCTACGCAGCTAATCGGGCTGCGGTTGAGGCAAAAAAGAATCCATTCGGGTAAAGCGATTCTTGATGTGCAGAAAGAAACCGATATTCCGCGCAGTACCCTGCAGAACTATGAAGCGGGGATCCGTCAGCCGCCATTAGGCACGCTTCGTAAGTTGGCGGGTATCTATCGCACCTCTGCGGCGTATTTAGCGGGACTGACCGATTATGAGGGGGATGATGAGGCGCAAGCGTTTACTACGGCTAACCCATTCTTAGCCGGGAAAACAACAACGATAGAAGATCCGCTTGCGTTCAATAGCAATCAGCTCATTAGTCGAGGTCTATCACCGGCAAAGATTGCCCTGGTAACATCGTCAGACTCACTATTAGCTGAAGTCCCTAAAGGGGCTGATGTATTGGTTGACACCTCAGTAACGACTGTTTCAGAAACAGACATTTACGCCTTTAAAGACGATCGAGGTAACATACTGATTAGAGGCGCGAGAAAAGAGATAGGGAAGACTGGATTTATTATCTACGCTACGACTGATGTGCATTTCCCACCGGTACATATAACCGATGAGAACGCCATTACTGTATTTGGTCGGGTCGTTTTCGTGGGTATTTGGCGTTAACAATATGCACGGCGATGAGTCGTGCTTTTTTGTTGCCAAAATAACCACATAACGAATTTTTAACCACATTACGTAGCGTCTAATTCAGCGTTTGCGAGGTCGTTATGCAAGACAACAATGATTTTTATACACTCTACACTATCCACACAAATAATATATTGTCTAAAAACATGGCCTTAGGGTGTATCCTTTTAAAAATGGTCGATGGAGAAAATCAGCGATCAGGGCAATGTTTAGAAGCGTTGATGCAGTTGATCTTAGATCAAGGCATGGAAATAGATAATTTTAGAACTATTTGCGAAAACAACGAGTTTTTGAGCACCGATATTCTTCGCTTGGCGTCAAAAAATGTTGGCGCTAGTTCGATGATTGAACGCCTTATGGTTCTCAGTAGCCAAGATGATAAATCCCCAGAGCCAGGGGATCTAACTGAATGCCTTTTGACGTTGGTTCAAAGTCAATTTATTGACATTCAATCGGTTAGAGCGCAGGTGTCCTCATCATAACTTTACGCGGGCCGCTCATTGCCCGCAATCTTTAAATCTTTAAATCTTTATTTCTTTAACTCTCTTTACTTGCCCTCCCTGATGCGATAATCTCCATATCGAATAATCTTTAATTCTTTATTTAAAGAAAACTTTATGGAGTCTCGACAATGACATTATCTGTAGCTTTCGCCTCCGGTAAAGGTGGTGTATCAAAATCAACGTTATCTCGCGCAATGGCTGTTTCATACGCAAAGGCAGATTGGACTGTACTCGGCGCTGATATGGATATTGGGCAGGCCACGATGGCCAACTGGATGCGCCGCCGCCTGGCTAATGGCATAACGCCGGTTTTTGACGTTCAATCCTTCGGATCGCCATCACTCGTAAAACGCAAGATTGATAGTGAACAATGGGAAATGGTCGTGATTGATTGTGCAGCGTTCGCGTCAAAATCTACGATTGAAATTGCTAACATGGTCAATCTGGTAGTCATCCCTACGCGCTTCAGTATCGATGATCTCGAGTCCACCGTTAACACGGCTAACAGCCTTGTTAAAGCAGGGATTCCAGTTAGCAAGCTAGCTATAGCATTCAGTGCAGTGTCTGAAAATGCACAGGATTATGAAGATGCAAAAGCATATATAGGCCAGACACCCTATTTCTTGATCGACGGTTACATCCCCGCAAAACCAGCGCTGAGTAAAACTCAGGACATTGGGCGCAGCATCGTAGAATGCTCCTACGTTGTGCCACGGGAAAAAGCCGACAAAGTTGTCCAGGGCATTATTAACCGCATAGAAGAACTAGTCTAAGGAGTAGAAAACATGGCAAGCCCATCGAAAAAAGTCACAGCTAAAGGCAAAGGGTTAGCGCCGACGATTGAACAAACATCCACGGGTGTAGAAACAACGGCTAAGGCCGGGCGGGAGTCGAAGGGCGGGAAATTAATGAATTTCAACGTCGACCCAGAGTTCATGATCGATTTTAAAACCTTCGCGACAATGAATAGCATGAGCATGAAGGAATTGCTGATCAAGTCGTTCGAAGAGTACAAGAAAAAACACGGGTAGCTGTGAAGGGTTGGCGGCGCGGTGTTCGAGCACCACGCCACCGGCGACACTTGGTAACTACGGAGATAGTCAAAATGTCTAAAGCAGAATATACAAGCATTGCGCGGGTTCGTCTAACAGAACTGCGAGGCCAAGAAATTGACCGGATAAATAGCATCATGGCAACGCGCCCAGAATGGTTGCGTGCGATGTTAGAGCGCTGCCTGATGAGCGCGGCATAATTGAACATGTTGGCCCTGATGGGGAAGAACTATCAACGGCTAACAATGAAAGTGACAGCGTCACTTAAACCTGTGACGCGTCACATTTTTTAATTATGACGTATGATTGAAACAAAAAACCCGCTCAAGGCGGGTTATAAATACTTAATTAAAGATTTCTTTATTTCTTAATCTGTTCAGCGATTGCTTCGATACATCTAAAGACCAAGCTGTTTCTTTGTATACTCTATATCTACAAAATGCGTCCAATTTCCCTTGTAAAATTCAATAGCAGCGGCTTCCAATGTGATCAAACCAGTTTCGAAATCCCTTTTTACTGATTCATGAAAACTAGGTATATCGAACGCTTTATTGGTGTGGCTCACTATGATTTGAATTCCCTTGCTCATGATTCCCCCTTAGTCAGCCAGCTGGCGAAGAAGCCATTTAGCTGCACCAGATTCTGTTTTGAAAGTGCGGCTTTGGGTGTACGTCATCGCGGTAAAAGTACCGTCGCCATTTGGGAATACACCCATTTTAACGCGCTCGTTATTGCCACAATCGAGGGTTTCATTTTCAAAATTAATCATCGGGTTATCTCCGGTTTTGACCTTAGCAGATTGCTCGGTCGTTGAGATAACCATAGGTCTTTTTGACCTATCCTTCAAGACTTATTTTAAAGAAATCTTTAATTCTTTGTTTTCACCAAAGAAAAAACCCGCATTGCGCGGGCTTTTTTATGCGCCAACCAGGCTTTCTAGCGGTATGCCAAACTGATCATGTAAGCGTCGAATCATTGGCAAGGTTAGATTGCGCTTACCGTTCAGCACTTCATACACGCGGTTAGCCTTACCGATTGCAGGCTCAAGATCGCGGACGGTTAAGCCCTGTTGCTCCATACGAAATTTTATTGCTTCGATAGGCTCAGGGGCTTCGATTGGATAATGTTTTTTCTCAAATTCTTCAATAAGTAAGCACATCACTTCGAAATAATCGCCCTCAGGTGAATTCAGGTCAGGCTCATTATCGAACATAGGAGAAACAGCGCTAAGTGCCGCCTCGTAGTCCTGTTCCGTTCTGATGGGTTTAATTTGCATAGTCATCACTCTAACTCCACGGTTTCAGCATCAACCTTGTCATACTCTCTGTGGGTGCCGAGAAACTTGATGAACATCCACCCACGCTGGTAAGCAATAGCCACTATTAACCGGTAATCATTTCCCTTTATATTAAATACCACACGCCTGTTTTTAAGGATGCTCGCGCTACGGTACATTTCTTTAATCTCTGCCGGGGTTTTCCATTCTGCCTTACTGGCTTCATCTACCCAGGCCTTTAGCGGTTGTTCAGCATCCGGATTTTCCGCCCAAAAATCCTTTAGGGTCTTAACAGATATTATTTTCATATGGCCAATGATAGTCCCACCACGGGACTAGCGCAAGTCATTTAGTCCCATGCTGGGATAATTTGGAGAAAAACAGGACTTTTTAACATAATGACCGTTACGCGCCCTGGCCGATCCGAACTCATCGCGAAAATTCCCCATGCCGGTTAAAAGGGGATGTTATGCCGTCAGAAAACGCCCTGTTTTTTTGTTGCTAATTTGTTATCAAAATCTTGTTTTTGATTTGAGAGAAAAAAACGAGCCAAAGCCCCGTTTTTATCACTTTTCTCTCTGAGAACATTTTGGGGTCAGTTTGGATATCGAAAATTATTGTACGTTAAGGTTGTTTTTTGACCTTTCTATAAAACACGCAATATTTATTTAAAGAATTCTTTATTTTATTTAATTCGTGCGTGAACTTCCCACTTTTCTATTCCGATGTTTGCGCAGAATTTCGCCAGATAGTCCAGGCCAGACCACTCTCTAACATCCCCCCGAGCCTTCTCAACAAAAACTGCCATGTTACCGGCAGTGCTCAACCCGAAAAGCTGCCAGCGGCCTTTGTCGTTCTTTGTGGCCACTACTTTGGAAAACGCCCCGGCTACAAACATATCTGCAAAATCGCAGCGCCGTTTCAGTTTTAATTGAATGTTACTCATCGACAAACCTTAGATTTGCATAACGCAAATCTGATATTTGTGTTACTGAGGAATATAACCAAGACCTGCGGCTACAACCAAAAGACACCAGCCTGCATACGTAGCAGGGGGTTCCCCGGCTACCCAGCGGCGGATTTGCCTGGCTTCAACACCTGCGTAATTTGCAGCCATTGAGCCGGTAAATCCGGCCATGCGTAGAATAATTCTCATGTCTTCCCCTGCAGGGCGTTCCCAGCCACTTGAAAACGGCAATAATGTATTGGGGTTTAAGCCTTCAGCGATCGCAGACTCTCTTGCCAATTGTTCTTTTGCTTTGCTCATCAGTGTATCCATACCATAAAAAATACAGGATAGGACTTTATGACCTACGTTTCAAGTGGGTTGTGTTTCTTACGTACCTTCTGTAACGCTATCAGAACCACGCTGTTAGCTCATCGATACAATTCCCATACCTACATTAGATTCATGGTTTCAAATCAACAGTGATGCTCCAGCGGCGGATTTGCCCCTCTTTCTGCTAAGCGGTGTTTAATGGCACGGCATAACCGCGCCTGATTGGCTTCCGGTCGGAGACAAAAGAAATGTTCAGCGATTTGCCCGGGCGTGTACGGCCGGGAGCTACTTTAGAGGCGCTTGCGCCGATTTCCGAACCGGCGAGAGCGTAGCTCGCTGCAAGGGCGGACGTTATCCCCACATAGTGGGACGTATAAGTTTAATTCTTTAAGTAAATATAAAAGATAGTAATTTTGCATCTATCCCTAATGGAATCATTCAGCAATGATTCCCGCTTGCATCTATATGTGGATAAGTGTTCGAGATCGGAGAGTGCCAGCGGTAAGGGGGAATTATTTCCAGATCGGTTGGTTTTTAGTGGTCGTTTATTGCGCGATTGCGTCCAGTGCTGGATCGCCACTAGCGCGGCTGAATGCCACGCTATGCAAGGGGGGAGGGTTTCTGATGGGATTATATGGGTGGGCTGTCCGCGATCCGTCTGAGGCGTCCCATCTCTTGATCCACTAGCTTTTTAACCCCTTCAGGGCCGAGGCTGACCAGTTCATCGCGACCTTTGCTTTTAACCAGGGCTTTAGTTACTTCATGACGTTGGTCGTCCAGGCTCTTTGTTGCCAATTTTTCAGCAAAGCGCCGGGCGGCGTGGTCTTTGTTCTGCTTTTTCCGGCGTTCAAAAGCAATAACTCGATGCTCCTCACGGGCACGCCGACGAGCCTCAGTGATCGTGAGCTGTTCCGCCTCGTCCAATGATAGACCGCGCTTTTGATAGCCGAGCTGTTGCTTTTGAGCGGATTCATACTCTTGCTCACTCAGTCCACACATGCGAATGAATGCTGGCGTAACTTCTATCAACTTAGGAATCCAAGTGCCTGCAGTTCTGTCCCACACCTTTTCGCATTTTAGAATGCCATATTCTTCAAGCGTCCAAACGGCACGACTAGCTCGCGTGATTGACGTTTTACCTGCTGCCGATTTAGTCGCTAGGCCGCACTGATGGGCTAACATTTCTACACTAACTGCCGCAATTCCCGTGACAATATTGAGATGATGCGCGATCGCCTCAGTCACTGCTTGAATAGCTCGAGCACGGTGTAAATTAAAATGGCGCTGACGCCGTATAGGATTGAGAGTCTTGGGGTTTATAGGAAGAATTCCATAAAAGCCTTCCCACTTCCAAACTTTACGCGTAGATGCGAAATTGCACAGTTTTCGAATGAAACTGGGCCTCGCTTTATGGTGCTCGGGCGCTACAAACGCCGGGGCGGGATTTTGAACATAATTTGTAAACATGTACACGGATTTCCGGCGCATTGCGCTTGCTTTTGCCGGTATCCAAGTCTATTATCGGAGGTGTCGAGGCGTCCGATGATGTTTTTTCTTGGATACCGGCATAACCCCCGCAGTTTCCAGCTGCGGGGGTTTTGCTTTTGTATCTCCCGGCTAACTGCGCCGAAAGTCCCTAAATTCATTTTTACCCCCGGAAACCACAAATTGGGAGCACGTGCAAACTCTAGCACACTCAATCGAGCTTCGCATTAGATCTCGCATCGGTCGAGCGCTTTTTGTTCCGTATTGGATCTAGATCCCCAAAGGATCCTTTTGTAGCGTTCTGATTCTACTCGTAACCCCCTGTACGTCAAATTAAAACACTAAAACACGCCAAACAAACGATCGCCAACGCGGCGTAAGCCCCTACATTGCGATCGTTTACGCCGATCAATGGCCGTTAATTGATCGGCAATACCCATTTGAAACGTGATGCCATGAAGTGTGATGCTACATGGTAGTACAGTTGGGAATGTCTATTGTGGCAAGGAGCCTATTGTGAATATGGTATTTTGCAAGACATGCGGCCTTTGGATTGCAGAGACCGCCACTTGGGTTAACGCAGAACCCAGCTATTGTGAGCGCTGCAAGCCACCGTCATTTATAAAAAAAACATCCAATAAGATTTTGCCTCTTATTCGTTCTATTTTTACTCACAGCGGCAACAGAACCTAAGCTCTCACCAACACCAGGGAGCCAAAAAAGAAACCCGCGCATAACGCGGGTTTTTCTTATTCTGGCGATTGTGGCCAAACAATGTTAGGGGTCATCCCGGTATCTACGCGATTCAAATGCACACGATACACCATCCATTCTTTAAGTTTGGCTAACTCATCATCTGTGGCTATATCGAGGTCTTTTGCATCCTGTAGAGGACTAATAGCTTTAGTTGCCAACTCAATGAGTTTGTTCTTTGCTTGCTGAGCCTGTGCTGACAGTTCCGCTTGAGAATAAGGTCGAGGAACAACTTTTTTACCGTCAAATACCCACCCACCTAAAATATCGCAGCCATCAGGCAAACTATCGACATCGACAACAGTAAAACCCACTGGGTAAAGTCGGGATACATCTTCGCTAATGCTACGAATAACGCCGGTGTCGTTTTCTATAGCGAGACTGTATTTCTTGGTGAACTTTGGCAGAGATTTAAACCAGTCCTTGCCCGTTGCATCGATAAAATATTGAACGCCTTCTCCGGCAAAATACTCGTCAGGGGTATAGCGCTGTAAATTGACTAGTTTCATTTCTTAACCCTCGATGGTTTGCCAGTTGCCGCCACGGAAAATTTGCAGCGGTCGATATAAAGCTATGCCTGCCTGATTGCCTTCGTTACCGTTTCCGCCCGTAAGGACACATCCGGCCGGAGCTTCGACTAATCCGCCGTCCATTGTCATAGAGTTTTGCGCCCCGCGTTGCACGCGGCTAACAAAATTGCCATTCACATAATCTAGCGTTGGGCGTGCGCCAACTTCCCTATTGAATGTATCCCAATCAACGCGGCTATTCAGGACTCCATTAACCCATGAATGAGTGGCAAACTCCCCAGCTTTGCCACTGGAAATCCCGCCGGTTTGAGTATCGAAATCCCAGATATTTTCCATGCCGCTATCGCCTAACGCATGAATAACTGGATGGGCATGCATATCCTCGCCCGGCATCAAATAGCCGTAACTGATCGCCGTCGGCCAGCCTTTATCTTTGCGGGTTGATTTCCCTTTAGCGATAGGAACGAATACCCCTCCAGAAGTCACCGGCCATTGCCAATTAGGTTGGAAGAACGGGGCCTTACTATTCAATTGCTCAGAATAGGTACCAGAGCCAACAGGCGTAGCGTCTGGAGTGCTCGCAAAATTAGGAGCGATAATCTGTCCGGTACAGGTGCCGCCTGTCAATTTTAAATATCGACCATCAGATTCTGTTTTATTCCAGGCATTAACATCACCGGCTGTTAAATTCACATTTGATGATAAAGGCTTGCCGTTGATAGTAATCGACTTGAATGCAAAACGACCATCTGACTCTGCCTTGGAATAAGCATCAACATCAGCAGCGCTTGGTTTATATCCGGTGGTATATACCCGATTCCATTTGACGCCGTTAGCTGGGATGTTTGAACTCCCCACCCACGCATTACCGGCATAACTGACAGCTACATATCCCGTTGATGGGCCACCATCGCAGGGCAAACTGACCACACCGGCAACGCCCGTTGTAGGACTGTTTTCAGAGGTATTATTAATTCGGTAGATTTCACCGACGTTGTTATAGGCGTTGGCTTTATGACTTGATCCACCGCCTAGGCCAAATGCGCCAACTTGCATGACATTGCCACCAGCAACACCGACATTTTTTGTTGCTGCGTTACCCAGCCCCAAACTCCCCCTGGCCGATGATTGTGCGGCAGCACCAGACTCCTCAATCTCACTCAAATATTCACTTTGCTGTAAATAGCGCCCATCACCTGCTGTTTTAAGCGTTTTAGGTGTTACGGCTAACGTCGTACTCGTGCCCGTCGTTACTTCTGCTTGTGAACCAATTTTAATTAACCCTGCACGTTCTTCACTAGCCGTTACGCTTTTTAATGATGACGGCGTTATTGCTCGCTCTTTGTCAGTTCCCGCTTGAGTTTCTACATCTGTCGCTAACTCCACCACCCCCTTAACTGTTTCAGTTGCAGGCGGATTTACAAATTGAGTATCACCAAACGTAATATCGGTTGCATCAAGCGTTTTTAATGCAATATCTGTTGATAACAGCAATATGGATTTTGCGGTTTTTTCCAAAATAACGCTGTCGACATGAGAATATACTGCAAACAACGTTCCTTTATCTGTAAATAAACCGAATTCATTCATTTGATAAGCATCTGTGCTTTTGTCTTGAATGGATACGTGAATAACGTCTGGCGAAACCGCCTCCCCTCCAAAAGTGGTTATGGTTTTAATCGGGGTTTTTAAAGCCGTTTGAGTTGGTGAAGGTGTATATTTCCCTGAGCCAACACCTATTGATGCAATCAATACCGGTGCAGTACCTGTGTTTACTGCGTTTATGACTTCTTCACGCCCTGCATCTGTTATCGTAATAACTAAGTCACTCATTTTATCCTCACTATTTATTGCTCACGCCCACTTATTCGCGCATAGGTAATAATGTTTGCCGCACCAATAACCCCTAAGCCACCTGTCGATTGCAGGGACTGCGTAAATTCATAGTGGGAGCGAATAGGTTTTACACTGTCAATTCGACTAATAATATCGTCTTGCATTTGAGTGCTGGGAATTGTGCCATTAAAATCGTTAATTGATGCAGTAACCGAAAATGTATGGGGTTCCCCGGGTGGTGACAGCTCCCACCACTCAGTAATCACACCTGCGCTGCCTAGACTACTTATTGCATCTTCTACAGCAGCAAGAGAACCTTTCTTCCTTTTTTCATGAATTACATTTTTAATCACTGAACGTTTTAAATCTATCGGCCAGTTGTCTCTCCACGTGTCAGCAGAATATTGCCAGGCTAAGTGGTCGAGTTTTAATGACTCTAATGCATCAATATTGGCGTAAAGTGATGGTGTTTCACTCAGTTTGCTCACCGCTTTGATTTCATCATCTATAGATTTAATCATTGCGATGACAATAGGGTCGTTTTTTAGGCTTTCCGGTATCACATCCAGTAAACTGACATTGACTATATCAACCATCCTCCAGCCCCTTAAATGTGATTTTCATATTAATATCTTGCGCCACGTCGACTTTTTCTGAAACGGTGAATTTCGGGCTTATTATATTGACGCGTTTAGCTCTAGCGGAAACAACCAAGTTATTTAACATATCAGGGTTAATGTCTCGGCCAAATTCAGAGCGCTGCCAAAGAGCGTAATTCTCAACGGCCTTTTTAACATCCTTCTGAATTAAATCTGCTTGCGTTTTATTTTCATTGGATATCCAGTATTCAATGTCTATTTCATAATCAATATTATTAGGCAGTAATATATTAACTTTATCTGTCAACGGGCGAATAGTTTTCGCATTCAAGACGCTATTCACTTCATCCATGACTTCCTGACTAGGGAAAATACCACCAGCCATTAAAAACCTGACATCTACCACGCCGGGTGTCGGAGAATTTACCGAAACAGCTTTAATGCCCTGATTCGCTGTGCGCGTCCAATATTTGTAGGCATCCTCGGGGCCAGCCACCGAGAACGACGCAGGGGCTAAGTGTATCCGTTCAGCAAAATTATCATCATTCTCAACGTCTGCGCCGCCACTGGTTGTTGTCAGGTTCGTTACATTTTTGATGTAGGGCAACGGCGTGATCAGTGTATTAATCTGGCCTGGCAACAAGCCATTTCCACCCGCGCCTGCATCAACGGCTCTGACGGGAACAACGCCGGTCAGTGCGCCTATAGGTATCTCCAAGACTTCAGTGGTCTCAAACACCCTTGAACCCGTCGTAACCTGTGCGCCTACAGGTATGACATAGGCACTGATTTGTGCGGTTTCCAACTCAAATTGCTGTGTTGTTACGGACGATTGGGCAGGTAATCGCGTCACATCCAGAAAATACCCCAGCACATCCAGATATTTCCCTTCGGAGTAGCTAAGCAAGTTCATTTTTGCTGAGTGATCAATAATGACGCGTTGTTGGGCAATGATATAACAAAGCGATTCAATGAATACCCTGCGGGGGTCTGCAGGTGCCAATGTTTCTCCGCTCAACTTTTCGAAAACAGTGATCGCTTCATTGACGGTGATTTCAGGGGATTTTTCGGCGAAATTAATTTCAGGCAAATTACCACGCGGGATCATTCTTTCACTCCGATTAATATTTTGGGAACCACGCGATCAGATTCAGCAACAGTCACAAATTCAATTTCGATAAGCACGGCGCGGGGTTCGTAATGTGACAATTTTTGCACCAGCTCACGGGTGATTTGCCCCCGGACGGCGGGAGGGATTGAATCGACATACCCTCCTGTTAGACCGAGGCCGCGATCAAATGGCACCGTATTGACAGTTGTGGCCAACAGCATGGCCACGTTCTGCAAAACCTCGTCAACGACGGTTGCAGGCGACCAATTTACGATGAGATTGCCGCCGGTTATTGAGTACCTATCCATTGAGCAAGTCCTCACCAGCATTGATAAAGTCATCGCCAAATTTCACTATCGTCTCGCGGAGGCTCCCCTGAGAGTCTTCTATCAAACTGATCTCCACGAGGATCACCCGCGGCGTGCCGGTAGCACCGAAATAGCGCCATTCCTCAGAAATATTCGTGATGAGATAATTTCCAAGATATGACGTGCCAATTATCAGGGGGTTAGCCTCTGCGGCTCCACGAATCGTTCTGAGCGCACTCAGCGAGAGAAGCGGTAAAAGCCCTAAAGACGCATCGAGGCGCATACTGAAAGAAATCTGGTCGAGTTCGGGGCCAATGTGCTCATTAACGGGTTTGGCTCCCATCACATCATGCTTTGCGTATCGTTCGCCGGAACTGCGCTTGAAGTTACTGAAGGTTCGGATGTACTGCGTGGACGTTAAAAAAACAATGTGGCCATACGTGCCAACAATCATAAAACCTCCGGTTACTTCTGCGCTGCCGTCGTTGGTGAGTTTTCTCCCTGTGCGGTGTGGTGATGTGCCTTAACCCCGATGCCGTCCACACTCAGCTCACCGCCAGTCACGCTCACATCTCCGGTTATTGTGTTACTCCCGCTGCCGGCACTGCCGCTAATACCGTTTTGATAAGTGAGCGTGCCTTTTACCAGGGCATTACCGGTCATGATCGTTTCCGGGGCGTCAATCGTGACTTCTTGTGCCTTAATCAGAACATTACCCGCAGCAATTATCGTTATGTCACCCACAGCGTTCACCAGCAGCTCTTTAGCCTCACTGTCATATCCGACTGTGGTTCCATCTGAAAATCGCGTGACGCGCTTTTTAGCGCTATTGGCGGGAGGGGGTTTTGTTTCATCGTAGAAACTTCCGAGGATAAACCCTTGTTCAAGCCCTACCCCCAAAAACAGGCATAGCACTTGCTCATCGACTGCAGGCATCCAATAGTCACTGTTTTCCTGCGTATTTCGCACCAGAACCGGCAGCAAGTCGGTGGTGATGTCGTCTTGATCATCAAATGTGACTCGTGCTGAGCACGTCTCCTCATCGAGCACGGACACAATGCCTACACGCATCATGGAATCAGCT